TCCTCATCTAATACAGAGTATGCTCCTTCTTCTTCTTTTCCTGATATCGCAAGTAAATACATTACTCCATTTCGCATGCTTCTCGATAAACATCCCGCATCAATTTTTTAACAATGTCTTTGTCTAAATTGAATTCAGAATCATCAATATATTTATTAAGGAAGGTCAATGTATCTTCGCACTTACCGTCCTCAAAATCTACATCTTCATCATCGATTGAGAAATTTTCAACGACCTTTATATCAGAACAACCAGACTTATGTAACTTATCAATGAACTTTTCAAATGCAAGTTGATCTGACTTCTTACGGACAATGATCTTTACAATCTTATCTTTCAGATCTGATGTATCGAACAATTGATATGGTGTATCCTCATAGTAGAACTTTTCAAAAATTGAAAATGGATTATCAATAAACTCTAATTCTTGAGTTTCAGTATCGAAGATATGAAATCCTCTTGAATCATTCACATCATTCCAGAACATCTGGTAGGTGTTACCAAGATAAGTAATATTACCTTTGGTTGATTTGTGATGATAGTGACCTGAGAATACCGTATCAAACTTCTTAAACTTACTGGGTTCCAGACCATGCTCCATTCTCATACCAGGAATCACCTCAAACCCATTCAGTTCAAGGTGACCCATCATGATCTTTGCTTTTGACTTAGTAACTAAATCAAAAGTTTGTTTCTCATTGTCTTCACAGATCCATGGCAATAGAAGGATTTTCTTACCACCAATCTTATATTCCTTTGGTTCGGAAACTCTTACTACATTAGTATAGGACTCAAGCAGAGCATCTACAGCATTGATACCAATAGTATTCTTATAATAGGCGTCGTGGTTACCAACAATATTGTGGACCTTGATACCTAGATCTCTGAACTTATCGTATACATTTTCCTTTGCCCACTGAAGTGACCAAAAATCAACAGATTTACGGCAGTCGAAAGCATCGCCCAAATGGACGCATTCTGTGATACCTCTTTCCTTTAGAGTAGGAAAGAAGATATTATCATAGAATTTTTTGAAGAACTCATGAAATAACTTACTATTCTTTCTCGCACCGTAATGTGTATCCGTCAATAATGCAACTTTAGTCATTAGTTGTTGTTTCTTTTTCTTCTTTCAAATGATGTGGTAGATGTTCTCTATCCATCGGTTGAGATTTAGTTAAGTCTCTACGATCTTGGTTCTTGATAACAATGAATGCATCCTTATTATACTTCCGAGTACCTATTGGTGATTGCCACTTCTTATTATACTCTTCTCCAACATCAATACCAGAGACTTGAGTTCCAGCCAGTTCAACAGAAATATCATCACCTTCTTCCCATCCTAATTTTTCAAGTAAGACGGCAAGTTCCTTTGTTAGTTTCATGAATAAAGTTTAGACTGGATGTTTTCTTTAATGGTATTATAGTCGGAAGAGCTGTAGATATCACCATCACTGGAAAATACTTCATCAAATCCTGATCTTTCCACAATCTTAGTGCGGATATCCATTTGACGCTTTTCCTTTTGAATCCTTCTCAAAAATGCGTAGTGAATAATTTGAGTGAAGTATGCAAATGGATTACTGGACTTTGCTGGATCAAAATTCTTAATATACTGAACACAGTTTTCAATACCGTCACAGATCATGTCCTCACGGAACATATAGTTTACAAAGTTTGGTTTGTAAGAGAGGTGAGTAGCAATCTTTAAGAAACACTCACCAAGGTAGTTTGTAATACGTGGGAGTGGTTCACCTGCATCTTTTGCTCTTTGAACCTTTGCTCGATAAACAACAAGTGCATCTAAGAATTCTTTATTGTTTACATAATGTTCAGATTTCTTTCTTGACATCTCATGGTTCTCCTAGTGAGTTATGTTTACATTATAGCACATAATGATAAGGCTTGACAAGATCGTAATATCTGTGTAGAATAACTCTGTTAGGGTTCATAGGGATGGCTTAGCTACTTTTATAGAGTTTCTCCAAATTCACTCTTGCTTCAGGTATTGAAGAGAGGAACCCCATATCTTCATTCACTTTTGTCTGGTTAGAGTCACGATCTTTATCACGTAAGTACTTATTGTATATACAAAGAATCTGTTCATTTTTAACTTCACTAATAGTAATTACTTTATTCATATCAATAATCACCATAGAGTCATCACTGAGTGATATCCATGGTTCAACTTTCATAGCGTTCACTCCCATATGCTTAATCATTATAGATTCAAATATTACAGGAGTATCTAAAATAAGTAAAGTTCTGTCTTCTTCTTCACAAGGAGTTACTTGTGCAAAGACTTCTTCACCTGATATTAGTTTTATTGTTGCATAGAATTCTTCTTTCATTTATCTTTAAGGTTGACTGGTATAATTTCATAATTAAATCTTTCTTGATTGTAAATTTTAATTCGTTCAACTAGATGATTTAAAGTATAGTTCTTTCTTTGCTTGTAGACTATTTCATCAGCAATATCGTAAAGAACTGCTTGATTTTTATTATCTCCTTTTCTCAGCACCCTACCAATGGATTGAAGATTACGAATTCTTGATTTGGATGGTGATGCAAAGATTACGTTATGGAGATTTTTAATATTGATGCCTGTACTGAATGTTCCGTAAGATGCAACGATAATAGCATCGTTTTCCTTTTCAGTAATTTCTCTTACATGTTCTCGTTGTTGAGCGTCTATTCCACCGTGAACATAAAATACTTTACGATTTTCTTTCACAGAATTATTTATTAATTCGTAAAGTGGTTGACCATGTGATTCAACACGACTGAATAAAATAAGACTATTTCCTTTCAAATCTAATACTAGATTCTTAATAAAGTTATTTCTTTTATCATGACCAATGATGTATTGCATTTCATCTTCATAAGTTTCAAACTCATGAGGGTCATGCTTCATCAATAAGACATGAATTTGTAGTTGAGATAGATGTCCTTTATCAATGAGTTCTTTTGTTTGTGTGACTTTATAAGATGGACCAAACAGTCCCTCTAACACCCACTTATGGGTCTGTGTGCCGTCTAATGTTCCAGTGAATCCAAATCTATACTTTGCACTATCCATCTTCGTCATGATGCTGACGAGAGACTTTGATTTGAATAAGTGTGCTTCATCTCCGATGATGACTCCAAAGTCTTTGAAGAATGCTCTGGGTAATTTGTAGATAGATTGCCAGGTGGTAATTGTTACAGGATATTGATTTGTCTTCTCTCTACCCGAATATATCTTGTGACAGTATTCTTCAGCATTCCATCCATAGTCCTCAAAGTCTTTGAACATTTGCTCTACAAGAGATGTTGTAGGAACAACTAACAGTATTTTATGATTTTTTTCTGCAAAGTATCTCACCACAGAATAAATCATCAATGACTTACCTGATGCAGTTGGTGATATTAAAAGTTTACGATTGAATTTGAGTGCATCATATACAGCATCAACCTGATAATCTCTAGGTTTGAACCTAGAGATACGGGTCATGTATTCTTTGACTCCCTCCTTAGAAATCATTTTATTGACTTCAAATGGAGGACCATAGAATTTGTTATCTTCAAACTCTACTTTATAGTCATAGTTCTTTGCCCACGCCATAATCTTATCAAGTAGTCCCACATAGATCTCTCCAGTGTGAGAACTGAATAGACGTATCTTTCCATCCCAATACTTACTACGGTATTGAGGCATGAACTTTGCACCCGGAACATCAAATGTAAAATGATCCGATAGTTCCTGGATAATATGAGGTTCTGCCTTTACGGTAATGAAAACTTCATTCTTTTTGCGTATAACAAGATCAGTCATAACCTCTTATGAATTTCTGCCATTCAATCGAGTTCTTTATTTGAAAAGTTCGATTGTTAATCGTTTTGAGAATACTGTCCAAGTAAGACAGCATGACTTGAAAGTAATCTATTTTGTTCAGAACTTTGATGAGGTCTTCATCAGAATCCATATATTTGTCTACATCCTGTCTCAACACTTTATGGTCAAATGGTTTTTCAATATACACTTCGGGGTCTGCCTTACCCGTGTAATACTGCCATTTTTCTTTCTTAATTTGCTTGAACTTATTCTCTTCTAACTTTTTCATTAGAAGGATGTTATTCAAAATTCTGTAGTATTTTGCGTGAAGAGAAGGAATCTTAGTTGATTCCGTATGTAGATTATCTTCGTCTATTTTTGAATCTTCTTCCCATGACAATTGAATTTCATCAAGATTCATACATTACATCATAAAACTGTTATATTATATATGCTATATTTAAAGGTCGCTTCTGCGGTAACATATTGGATATCAGAGTCAGTTGCATCGAAGTTAATTGTGGATAAACTTATAGGAAATACATCTAAGAAATCAACTCTTGCAACTTCATTGTAATTACTATTGTAAATAAACAGACTTGCATCTGAGTATTCACCTAAAGCATTTCTTGCATCATTAGATGGGTTATATCTATCTTGCTCTTTAAGTGCTGTAAACTCATCAAGACTCTCTGGGAAACCAAGTCCTCTTAACCAGTTATGCACTTCAAGATAATTAGTCAGATTCTCATCTACAAAGAAACGAAGTGAAAAATCTGCATAAGTTAATTTATCCCCTGGTACAGGAAGGTTCTTCAAATACGTTGGTTGTTCTGCAAATCCAAGGTTGATACCAGGAATCGATGCAGAATTAGAAAAGAAATCTGCTTTGGGTACTTTAGTAATTGAAAATTTAAATCCAACAGGAGACAGATAGTTCCTATTGGTGAGTTGATTATTCCAAGGTTTCATTCTCCTCCTCCATTTCCACCACTTCCATTTCCACCATTTCCATTACCATTAGAACCGTTATCACCATTAGAGTTACCATTCTTTGATCCATTTGAATCCTCGGAATCAGAATCATTATCTTTTTCCAGATAACCTCCACGTCCTACATGATAACCACGAGGCATCTTCTTACACTTCTTATCAGTAAAACAATAGTAAGATCCAACAGGACATCTTTTTGTCGCTGCCTCTTCAATAAACCTATCGAAAGATTTCATTCGCCTTATTTATTTACTTATATTTAGACAAAAAAAGGGAGTCCGAAGACTCCCAGATGAAATGTGAATGCCCGTAGGCAAATATCACATGAGGTTTTCGACTCTAACGCGACGATAGTAGCGGTTAGAAGACTGCTTGAGGCGTCCGAGTCCTTGAGCGGTTCCTTCTGCGAAGGGGTTCGCGACCATGCCGTAGCGAGTCTTGAATCCGATTTTGGGTTGGAAGGTGTCCTGACCAACTGCACGAACCATCTGAAGAGGAACGTAAGGGCAGTAGAACAGTCCAGCGTCATAAGGGGAAGAACCCTTATAACCAGCAACGAAGTACTGGGAAGCACGGAGGTTAGCAGAATAAGGATCGATATATACACGATACTTACCTTGCAGAACACCAGCGAAGGTGTTACCGGTGTCGTCAACGTTAAGGTTAGCGTTGAGTGCGGGGGTGTAATCAAGTACACCAGCCATGGTCAGTGCGGAAGCAACGTCTGCGGAACACAGAATCATGTTGCCCTTTCCTCTACGAGTTCTTTGTGCGATAGCGTTCGCTTCGCGCTCGATTTGGAACAGAAGTCCTTTGAACTTCTCAACAGACCAACGACCATTGGAGTCAACGTCCAGGTCAAAAGTACCAGCGGTAGCAGTGTTGGTTTGAGCACCAGGTTCTGCAGCCTTGTAGATGGTACGGATGACTTCACGGTTGATTTCAGCAAGAATCTCAGTGCTAAGGATGTTAGCAAGTTCTGCTTCAGCGTTCAGACCGTGGATTGCCTTAAGGTCTTGTGCCAGTTCCAGGGAATACTCTGCTTTCAGAGCTCTGGACTTAGCGGTTACAGTGACTTTCTCGATCGAGAACGCCATCTGGTTGAACTGGTCGCCTGAACCGTCTCCAAGGTCCTCAGAGTCACCAGTATGCATACCCTGACCTACGTTGTAGGCAAGTTGGTTAGCAGCTTGGTTGGAAAGGAGTGCAGGGTTAGTGCCAGATTCGTTTGTCTTCTGGGCGGCAGTACCGAAACCAACAGAAGCGCCGTCAGATGCTTGAGCGGTATAGAGACCTTGCTCCAGATCGCCACCATCATTCTGACCAGAGAATGCGGTATCTGCTTCATCGAACAGTGCTTCTGTTCCAGACTGATTGGTGTAGCGTGAACGCATTGCGAAGATGAGTCCAGTAGGACCGTTCATTGGTTGTACGCCAGCAAGGTCATAAGCGACCAGGTTAGGCATAGAACGACGGATCAGGGAGATCAGAACAGGGTCGAAACCTGCAACTGGACCCGCAGCGGTTGCACCGCCACCGAAACCGCCTGAAGCGCCACCAGCATTAGCTGCGTTGGTAGGTCCTTCAGAAAGGAACGCACGCTCCTCATTTAAAAACTTTTCTTGGTTCTCCAGGAGAACTGCGGTAACCATTCTACGGTGTGAATCTTTGATGGCATCAGCGCCTTCATAGTCCAGTAGTGGTGCCCACTTCTCCTGCAGTTGTTCACCATTGAACATTTGCATTTGATTTTTCCTCTATTAAAAGTGTTTGGGTTTATCTTATAATGTAAAACTTACTTTTTAGAAACTCTCTGCAGAGCAGTAAGATATCCTTCCATAGATCCAGAAAATTCCTGGTTCATGGACGCTTCTTCTGCAATGTACTCAGAAGAATCTCTTTGAGCACTGGCGTTAGGTCTGGAGGGGAAATATGCCTCTCTCAGGGTTACCAGTTTCTCACGGTAGTCTGTTTCACTATCAAACTCAACACTTTCGGCAAGAGTAGCCAGTTTCTCTTTCTGAGTGACTGCAAGTCCTTCAGAAACATCACTTAAGACTCCATCAGATGTGGATTCTGCTAATCTTCTATTGAGAGCGACATTTCTGTCGATCTGCTCATTGAGTTTTCCTTCCATTTCATCAAGTTTATTTACCATGCTCTCAAGTACATCATATCTATCTTCAGGGATTGAAACATAATGTTCTTCAAAAAGTTGCTTCATTCCGGTGAGGAACGACTCAGACATTTCTGACTTAAGTCCTTCTTCAACAGTCAGTTGGTTTTCTTCCAACCACTCGGATGAAACATACTCAAGATATGAATCGACACGTTCGGTCGTTTCATTCTTAAATTCTGCTACTTGTTCTTCAATAACAGTAGCATAGGATGCTTCCAGGTCTTCTTTGATTTCTGCAACTTTAGCATTGATTGCTGCTTCAAAGATAGTCTTTGCTTTTTCCTGGAACTCTTCGGAGAGTTCTTCGCCTTGAAGTAGTGCTTCAACATCGGCATCGATGTCTAATACAACAACTTCTTCCTCTTCTGCAATTTCCTCCTCTTCAGTTACTTCCTCTTCGGAAACAACTTCTTGATCGTCAGAAATTTCAGAATCCTCCTCTTCCTTCATACCAGCAGGCATTGCTTCCGCAGGTTTAGCACCTTTGTTAACAACATCTCTAACTTGCTTGAGGGTAGTGCCTGGAGTCTTCAGCTTAGCTGAATCATCGTCAGGCTTGTAGTTTTCTGGGGTAGGACCGCCAAGATCTTCTACGCTTGCTCCAGATGGCTTTACCATTGGTTCTGCTGGTTTAGCACCGGCAGTTACAGCGTTTTCCTTAACGTCTACTTCCATTTCGTGTAAATTAGTGCCACTGGACATTTTAGAACTCTCCGAAAATAACCTATTTGTAGTTAATTAAACTATATTTATTTATAATTTAAAGATTTGATAGAAAATCACCCCATAACTGGAGTTTGTTTTCTTCAAGTCTGTTTTGATCAACAAGAGTATTTATCCTCTTTCTAGCATCGTTGCAAAATCTTTCGCGAAGGATACCACCTTCCCAGACCCATTCTTTTCCTTCCATAATTCCATCAACAAAAGCGTCTGGTGCAGATGGATCAGCAACGATATCTGCAGCGGTTGCCAACATGAAATCTTCACCAACAATATTGATGCCTTCATTGTTCAGTTTTAATGAACCAACACCACGAGAAGAAACTCCAAGTTTAACACCTTCACCAATTAGTGACTGTGCAATCTTACCCATTGGAGTACTAAGAAGTTGTGCCTTACCATAAATGTTTGAACCTCTTTGCTCAAGAGTTACAATTTTATGGGATACACGATCAAGGTTGATTGTTGGACCATCGGGGTGACCAAGTTCTCCAAGTGCTCTACCTTTATTGGTATACATTTCATTGTATCTACCAACTTCTTTTGTAAGAGTTGAAATAGGATACATACGACCGTTACGGTTCTTGATGTCACCTTGAAGGAAAGTTCCCTCGATGAACATCTTTTTAGCAGAACCTTTACCTTCGGTAATGTACTCTACTGTTTCGACTTCTTCTCTGATTAGTTTCATTTTTCTTAGTTTCTGTAGGCAACTTTTACAACTTTGACTGAAGCACCATTTGAAGCGGCAGATAATTTATCAGTTGGTTCTTTTTCAAGATCAACGGTCTCACCGTTTTTTACCGTGAGACTTCCGATGACGGAATCACTTGCATTAGTTCTTGAAATGACCAATGCAGCAGAGTGACCGTTATAGAGTCTAACTACTGTTGCATTACCAACATTACCAGCAGTACCTAAAGTTGTTTCTGCTGCTAAAACCTTAATCAACATCTTCGTCTCCAGTTTGAGTTTCTTCCTCTTCGTCCTCTTCGGACTCTACTTCAACTTCATCAAATACAGAAGCACCAATTTCTGGTCGAATTGCATCTATCTTGGATGAAGATTTAGCATACAAAATCTCTTTAATTTTGTCACTAACCTCAGTTGGAGATGATTCTGCACCCACCAACATATCCATTAAATCATCCATTTTGTATCAAAAAATTATGAGAACTATTATTTATTTATATCTCACCACCTTCGGGTGCTTCGACTGCTTTCTCTTGCTGTGCTAAATCTGGGTCATTGATAGGTTCTCCGAGACTCATTGGATCTGCATTTGGATCAATTGGTAATCCAGTATTCGGATCAACAGGAGCATTTGGATCGGGAAGAATCCCATCTTTGATTTCCTTCTCAATCTGCTCATCCATTTCAATGATTTCAGTTTCAGTCTGCTTCAGAATTTTATTTCTTACATATTGTGCAGAGAAATATTTGCCCATATAAGGTTCCATCGCAGCAATAACACCAAGTTGCTCATTGAGAAGTTCATTCTCCTTGAGATCAGAAAAGTGGTTATCGTACAGGTAATCGTATTGGATGTGATCTTCCAATTCCTGCCAGTCATCAGCAGTGATAATATTTTTCAGAATCAACTGGGTCTTCAACATATCGTTGAACATTCCAGAAAATCTCTTACGCAGTCTACCAACAAACTTGGTAAACTTAAGTTCATCACGCAGAATCTCAGAAGAACGACCAAGATTGAAACCACCAGAACTATCAAGTCTACTGGAAGGAACGTTTAGTGATTTGTAGAGTTTGGTTTGGAAGTAATCAACATCAGCCAATTCTCCAAGGTTTTGTCCACCAGGTAGTGTAGTAATTTCAGTACCTCTTCCACCTTCTCTTCTAGGCAACCAAAAATCCTCAAGCATTGCCATATGCTTTTTATCATCACGGATTTCTCCGGTGTTTGCATTATATACAAGTTTATTACGATAGCGATTCATCACATCGCGCAGATACTGTTCTGCTTTTACCTTAGGTAGATTACCAACATCAATGTAGAAAATTCTACGTTCTGGTGCTCTTGACAGTCTATAGATAACAAGACTATCTTCAACCATTCTCAATTGGTTAAGTGCCTTAATTGCTTTGTGCAAATAAGATAAAATTGTTTGCTTATTTCTATCTACCAATCCAGAGGTTACAAATACAATTGCATCTTTTGATATCTTTACAGCACCTTTTGCATTACTATTTGGATAAATTCCACCACCATTCTTCTGTGAAGAGTTAGGATCATAAAGATAATACTCTTCTACTTCAGGTGCTTTATAATTCTCTGGATCTGATGGATCATTTCCACTTCGTGCAACATTAAAAGGAGACTGGGAATTGGGTCCACCTTTTTCTTGCTTACGGACTAAGCGAATTTTGAGTGGATCAATATATCTAATATCCTGAATACCAGCAGATGGATCCTTAAGATCAATTACTTTATGATAAAATACTCTTCCGTCAATGTACCAATTCCTAAAGATTTCATGAGCCTTCCTATCGAAGTTCATCATGTTTTTGATATTTTGAAACTCTTCTCTAATAAGATCTTTTAGTTTATCCGAAGCAGGAAGGTTTGATAACTCAACTTGTACTGGTGAGTCATTGAGATCAGAAACAATTGCTTCATTTACAATATCTTCAATCGCACTATCACACTCAGGATGTAGACACATCTCACGATATCTACGAATCAAATCCTGCTCAGATTTATAAACTCCCTCGATATCTACGTACTGGCCGTAGAAACCGCTGGAGAGATAAAAATCTGATTTGTCCTCATCTGTAGGAGGAACTGGGGAGACAATGCTTTTTGATGCTTTGCCTGCCCCAGGATCTGGTAGTTTAAAACCAAATAATTTAGACATTAATAAAGATTGAACTTATTATTCTACTATTTATACTCCAGTTCCTAACTGACTTGTGCCGTCAGGATTTAGTGCTTCACTCCACTGAACTTCCATGGTTACTGAAAATTCCTCAATCGTATCAGAACTATCGTAAGACAGTGCGATATCGGAGACGTTAGTTGGGAATGAACCATAGAATCTATACTGCTTGAGTACAGGAAGAGTTGGGTCACTATTTGGTTGGACCCCACCAACTTGTGCTCTTCCAAGTTGCTTAACATACATATCCTGCTGATAATCAGTTGGATTTGTAATTCCAGCATTATCTTCATGCTTATTGATGAGATTCATCCATCTCTCAAAAGCAGTTCTGATAGTGAAATCAACATCGTTGATGATGGTGATGGTCCATGGATCGAAGGTTCTGTCTCCCGCAATTTTCAGATTTCTACCTCTGAAAGGAATATTGATTGGGGAGATGTTAGAAGCAGGAAGGTTTGCCGCTTTAATCATGAAACGAGTTCTGTCGGTTAAAGCATCCTTCGATGTTCCTTCGGGGATAGCGTCATCGGGGAAGTACAATTCACACTCAAATAGATTGGGTCTTGCACCTCCACCGATCATCCTGCCCTTAAATGCATCAAGGGTTCTATCCTTGGTATTTGGAGCGTTACGGTTTGCCATTAGATGTTTCCTCTATTGTGTGAATGAATTAAACGTTACCAACTACTTCTTCAAAACTTACTCCGGTGCGAGTAGCAACGAATGTAAGACCGATGAAGTTGATGGATCTTGCGGGTTTGACAAAGATGTCTGCTCTAAACTGATTAGAGTCAACTATGTCTGGGGTATTGTTGGTTTCATCGCAGATTACGACAAACTCTGTAACACCTCTCTTTGCCTTAACATCACGAAGGAATGGTTCAACAATATTGATGAAGTTGGATCTCGTGATAACATCGTTGAATTCAAAAAGTTGATCCTTTGCTGCTCTCTCGATCGAATCCTCAATGGTGAGGAATAGACGACGAACATTGATTCTATCGAATGCAGAAGCGAATGAAAGTCCAGTCTTATCACCAAAGAGGAGGATTCCAGATCCTGGTTGTGCCACGATTGGGTTAATTCTCTTAGGATAGATTAGATCTCTTTGCGCCTGGGTAGGATTGTAAGCAAGTTTAACTGCACCGTTGATTGCTCCTCGGGAGGAACCAGCAGGTGAGAACCAGGAGAACTGGTTGATTGAAGTTCTTGCCATCAGACCAGCAACGTCAGCGTTACACGGAATATAACGGAATTCATTGTTGAATCTATCGAAGGTGTACTTATATCCTGAGTCAAAGACTGCATAGGAAGATGAAGTTACACTATCATAGAATTTGATAATATTCTCTGTCTGTGTATCAGAGTTTGATTCATTGACAACACCAGTGCTGTGAGGAGAGATACAAGCGATACAATCCTTTCTAAGTTCAGCAATTTCAATCAGTTTATTTGCCTTTGCTTGTGAATCAAAAACAGAAGTTCCACCAGAAGGTCCATTGATTAAGAAGTCAACTGGATATTCAGCAGGATTCTTAAGAACTTCATAGGAAGATACAATGTCTGCAGGAGTTGCAGCAAATCCATCGGTAGAAGTGTAGTTCTTACCAGCGGTGAGATTATAGGTTTTTGCACCTTCAACGTTAAACGTTGTTCCTTGTGCAACTCCACCCCATGCTCCAGTTGCTGCAGTAAATGCACCACCCGATCCAGAAGTAAGTCCACCAGATACTCCAACTGGATGCGATCCAGAGAAGACATAATCGGAAAGACGAGCAAGGGTGTTCTTATAGAATACTGCCTCGGTTGGAGAGATAGTACCATCAGATGATTTGGTGAGGAAGGTAAACTTTTCAACAATGTTTCCAGCAGTTCCGGTTACAGAACCGGTATCATCAACTACGACTACGTGGATTTCATCGTTCTTTGCACTTCTCTCAGAAGCATACTGAGAAGTTCCGGGTTTCTGTGCGATTGACTTCCAGGAAACTGTGGAATTTGTAAGTCCCAGAGTCTGAGTGTTATACCAATCAGCAAGAGTAGCAGAAGTGTAAGTTGCAATTCCTGCAGCAGCAGTGTTCTTAACAACTAGATCGTTAGCGGAAGTGGTTGTAGAAGAAGATCTTGTGAAGGTAAAGACTGCACCATCTCCAATAGTACTGATACCGCTGATTGCTTGATCAACGAATACTGTACCAACACCAATAGCAACAACCTTAGCACCGGTAGGAACTGTTGAATTACCACCAGTTACGGTAACAACGTCTCCGATTGCGACATTCTGAGTCATGCCACCGCCAGCAGAAGTTGTGGTGACGCCAGTGATAGAAGCATCAACTGCTTCGTTAATAGCACCAGCAGTTGAACCAATTGCAGTATTAGTGGTTGTGGTTGTTGTAGAAGGAGTAACAAATGACAGTGAACCTCCTTCTTGATAACCAGCAGCACTAGAAGTTCCGTTAGCAGCAACTCTATCAGTAACTTTAACTGAGACTTGACCAGTACCAACTTCTGTGATGATTCCTCTCAGGAAACCATCATATGCAGAAGTGCTTCCAGAACCAGCATTTACTCTTCCTGCAATGGTCTGGGTTACACCCA